CGGGGCCGCCGAGGGCCGCGCGGTAATACTCGGCTTGGGCCGCCAGGTCGCCCTGGATCAGCGCGGATCGATCGAACTCAACGAACGTCGCCGCGGTGCGGAACAGCTTGCGGTTCAGCTCCTGCTCAATGCGCACCAGGTGCGGGTTCAGCGTGTACGTGACGAACGCACGGCCCATGGACTCAATGCCGCTGCCCCAGCTCGTGCTGGCGCTGGTCTCGCCGATCATGTGCGGCGGCACGCCAAAGGCGCGAGCGATGTCGATGACCTGGAACTTCCGCGCCTCCAGGAGCTGGCTGTCCTGTGCATTGATCCCGACCGGCTCGGCCTGCATGCCCTCTGTCAGCACGAGGGGCCGGCGGTGCGCATTGGCCACACCTGAATACTTGTCGGCGAACATCTGCTGAAGCGCAGCCACCCGCTCTCCGTCCATCTTCTTGTCCGTCTTCAGGACGATCGAGGCATGCGCGCCGTCAGCGAAGAACCGCCCGCTGTACTGGTCCATGGCGATCGCGTTGCCCGCGGCCTCGCGTGCGCCCCACGACAGCACCGACATGCTTCGCACGCCGTTGAATCCGTAGCCTGGAAAGTGCAGCACGTCGTCCTGGTCGTAGCCGATCGACCGATAGCCGTCGTTCACCATGTAGATGTTGCGGGCGTCGATCGCCAGGGTGTCGCGCTCGGTGACGACAGACTCCCAGGGCAGCGGCACCAGTTCCTTGATTCCTCCGATCGGATCGCGCTTGATCAGGGTGTAGGAGTCGCCCCGAAGCAGCACGTACTGCACAGCGCGGCCCCAATGGCTTGCCGCCGTCCAGGCGTCGGCAGGTTGCTCGTTCAGCATCCACCAAAGATTCTGGTTCTGCACCTCGCGCCGAACCTGACCCTCGCGCTTGTACATCCGGCAAGGCAGCGTTGCGATGCCGCTGGCGATGCGGTCGACGCAGGCATAGACGGCGGCCACGCGCTGCGCGGTCTCCGGGGTGACGTAGACGCCAGACGATGCCGGGATCGGCCCCAGCAGCTCAAGCGTGCGAGGGTCTGACGAGCGATAGAACACCGCGCCATTGCCGCTGTTCTGGATCGCTGGGGCGTCCATGTCAAAGCGGATGGTTTGGAATTTCATAGTGTCACGAAGCCTTGCGTAATGCTGGCGCCCTCAGGATTCCGGCTCATCAAATCCACCGCATTGAAAGTTGCCATTAGCGGGTCGATCTTGGCCGTTCCGCTGGCTGATTTGGTAATCAATGTTGAATTGGCGCGCGGTTCCACCTTGGCATTGCTGACGCACCAGGCCATCATTGGAGATCCGCAGTGGTGCATGGCGCCCTCCGCAAGCTTTCGCTCGGATGTCTTGATCGCACCCGCCAGTCGCCAGCCTTGACTGATGCCGACAATGCGATCCTGATCAACACCCTGCTCCACGATGGCGTCGACGATTGCGCCGATGCCCACAGGATCGCACCCAATCTTGTCCATCTTTCCGCTGTGCCACACCTTGGCCACGATCTCGGCCACCTGGTCGACGTCCTCGGGCATGTGGTCGACCAGCGTCAAATCACCTTGAGCCTGGAAATCGTGGAAGCGCGCCGCCTCTGACTTGCGGCGTTCAAGCACGCTCGGGTGAGCCCACGCATGCGCCCAGTGCAACCAGTCGCGGGTGCGGTTGTCCCGCCCCAGCACACACAAGCCAAGCAAGTCGTCAAGGCCTCCGCCGTCAATGCCAACCGTGAGCATGTCGCACCGATCGATGATTGAATCGAGGGTCAGGCCGGCGGTGCCTTGTTGCTCCCAAAAGTCCGCACCAGGCCAACGGCCTGACCGCAAGCCCAGACCGATCTCGACGTTCAGGTGCTTGGCGAGAAACTGCTGATAGGTGCCGTCGGTCTTGTGCTGGTTCTCGCGCAGCTTGTCTTCCAGCCACTCAGCACTGACGCTACGGCCCACATTGGGGTTCGTGACGTAGAAATTCTGCGGGTCCAAGTACGCCTTGGCCGTCAGCATGGCCTGCGGGAACTCGTAGAGCACCCCAAGCGCCTTGCGGTTTTCGATCTTGCCGTCCCGGATATCGCGGAAATAGTTCAGTTTGTCGCGGAACACTCCCGCCGGCGCGTCGTCGCTCTGCGTGGTCAGGTAGATGACCCACCCTTCCTCGCGCGAGATCTGGCCGCCGGTGGCCTCCATGAACATTGATTCGGCGTTAGAACGCGAGCCGAACAGCCAGTGCTCGTCAACCAGCACCCGGCCCGACTTCTTGCCTGAAACCGTATCTGTGTCGGCCGCCACCACCTTGAGCGATGCCTTGCTGACCCGGTGCGTGATCGTCCGCACATGGTCCTGGACGTGGAACAGGGCCGCCAGCTCGTCGTCGGCGCGCACCATGCCGGCCGCGGGTTTGAAGCTGTTGTCGGCGACCTCTTTCGTGGGCGCCAGGATCAGGTGTTCTTCTTCGTTGCGCCAGCACAGGATCAACGCCGTCAGCATGATCCCGGCCGCGATGGTCGATTTCGTGTTCTTCTTGCTGATCAACAGGTAGAACTCACGGATTAGTTGGCGCCCGGTCTCCGCGTCATACGCTCCGAACACCGCAGCCACAAAGTCGAACACCCACTGCCCGCTGACCTCGCCGAACGTCGGCTGGCCTGGAAGATCCGAAATCTTCAGCAGCTTGAAGATCGCCAGCGCCTGCTCGGCCTGGTCGGGATAGATCGGCGCCGGGATGATCGAGCGACGCTCCACCAGCCGCTGCTCCCAGTCTGGGCAGGCGGTCGACCACTCCGGCACGGTTTAGACCTTGCGCCCGGCTGCCGCAACCAGCTTCGGCGGAGCTGCTGGCGAGAAACGGCTGGCCACCTGCTTGGCTGCTTCGTTGCGGGCGTCCTTCTTGCCACCCTCGCCCTTTTTGGCGTGTTCGAACGGCATCAACGCCTTGGCCGCATCGGCCCGCAGCTTCAGGTCGGCCATGGAGTCGTTCATCAGCGCCACCAGAAAAGCGCGCGGATCTTCGGTCTTGCGAAGCGCTGCGACAGCGCCGCCGGGCTGCGATGGCTCGGCCGCCTTGGGCTTCCGGCCGGCACCAGGGCGATTCCCGCCGAGGCCAACCCCCTTCATTCCTGGTTTGCCAGCCATTCTGATTCCATTCTGGTTGGGCGATTTTTTCTGCGCGTGGGCACAGATGAGGTTTCCAATGTGGGCGATGCAGACTTTGCAGGCCCCCCTACCCCATGCGCCGATGCCCCTCCGGCTTGCTAGGATCTCCCACAGCAGGCCCAACAGCGCAGGTCACTGTGCGGGTGGCCTGGTCATCGTGACCCCTGCTCATGGGCTGATTTGGCCTTGTGGCATGGCTCGCACAACCCCTGCAAGTTGTCCCCATCATCTGTCCCACCCTGAGCCAGCGGCTTGATGTGGTCGACCTCGGTGGCTGGTGCCAATCGCCCTGCCTTCGTGCAGTGCACGCACAGCGGGTTGGCACGCAGTACGCGCTTGCGGATCTCCATCCATGCACGACCGCGTGTGCGCTCAGTGCTGGTTGTGACGTTGCGCACAGTGGGCGCCGTAGTGGACAGGCGCGGCTTCAGCAGCTTGAGTCGAGCCATAAATGCAAAGAGCCCGCCATTTCTGGAGGGCTCTTGCTTGAGCTACCGGCACCACCGCCTCCGAAAAGGGACGGGCCACGCCTGTGCTGTTGCTTCGCGGGTTGGAGCGAGTATACACAAAACGGCAGACGTCAAGTGTGCTCCGGGTTCCGGTATTTTTCGCACACAGTCGACCACCATGATCGCGCCTGCTTCAATTCGTAATAGGTCTTGTACCCTGCATAAGCGCTGCCGTGTCTGAAGACAGGGAGCGGGCGCCCCTCCGGGCATGTTGCGAAATAACCGTGCAAAGTCCGGACTTTTACGCCGAACTCGTCTGCCAGTTCCTGCGTTGTGCGAAGCGTCATCGCCTTGCTTTTGCACTTGTTGCGTTTGTACGATAGGCGCATCAAACCCTCCTATTGATCGGCATCACGTTCTTCAATGCACTGCACGCAGAACAATGTGGCTTTCTTGCCGCCGTCGTATCTGTAAGGCACCCAGTGCCCGCAATCAAGCTCGACCTCGCGCACGCTTTCCAAAACAGTACGGGTAACACGGGCATAAACCTGGCCCTTTGCGCAAGACTCTTTCACGTCTCGCGCTAGGACGGTTTTCACCCATCGTTCATTGCCTGTAAGAAGAAAACGCTTCCGAAGCATTGGCGATTTTTTGGAATCTTCTGCCACGTCAAGCCCTCCTGTTGATCAACATCGTCCTGCCATCAATGACAAGCCGCGCCAAGTGCTCGCCTGTGCATCCAATCGCCTTCCGTGCGCGTATCACTGGGCCTTTGTTGACGTAAAACCAAGCCACGGCGCGCCGATGATCTTCCGGCAAGTCTCTAACTCCGGCTGCAATCCTGGCAGCGTCGTGTGTGTCCACCGCCAGGCTGATCTCGCTGGCGTAGGCGTAAACCTCGCTGGATCTGTACATGCGGAACATGGGCGACATTTGCGCATGCCCGGAACCGTGGCACCAATGTCCCCAGTTCAGCAGCCTGTCGTGGATGACGAGCTGCTTCTCTGGGACGTAGGAGAAGTCGACCGCCGTCATTTGCACTGCGCAGGGTTTGCGCTGCAGTTGACAGGCTGGATCGTTGCCGGCTGTTCTAGCTCGGGGTCACCGCCACCGCAGGCCGACAGCGCAAGGGCTGCGATAAAAATCAGGATTCGCATGGGGTCACCTCCGCTTTGAACATTCCGCCAACTTGCTCGGCCGCCTCCATAACTCGAAGCACCCGCATCGCGCCCTCGACATCCGTGACCGTGGCTACAGGGCCACCGCGCCAAGAGTCCAGAAAGTCGCGCTGTAGGGCTGTGTAGTCGGCTGCACGGGGGTTCTTCTTGCCGACCGTGCGCTTGACTTCTACCAGCGCTGTCTTCTTGGCAAACCCGACGCAGAGGTCTACGGGTAGGCCAATGATCCAGACGCTTGCGCCGGCTGCGCGTAAGGCTTCGACTATTTCGGCCTGGTTGGAATCAACGCGGGCTGCGTATCGGTTGATGCTCATTAAAGCCCTCCATTTGTATTTAGGCTACCCACGCACCAACTCCACTGCGTCATGGCCTTGTGCGGACGATTTAGTGCCTTCCTGAGCCATCCAGCGAACAGTGGCAGGCTCGTCAATGCCTTTGGCGCACAGTCTTTCGACTGGATCTCGGTCTGGCAGGGTCTGCGCGTAGTGGTGCGCGCATGCGTTTCGGCTACGGCACCAGCCGCCCATGCAGGGGACGAGGTTCATGCTTGGCCTTTCGGTTGGTTCCACGGGCATGCCTCCGGTGGGATCGGGTTAAAGCCCGCGAACACGGATTCGCCTTCCCGTGCTGCGTATCGCGGCGGGTGCTTGATCTCCGGGGGGATAGACGTTGCCTTGCGCATGCGCTCCATGAGGGCTGCAACCCGCGCAGGATCTGGCTTCGGGCCTTCCAGCCGTTGCGGCTCATCCGGTGCTGGCGCTCTGCGGCAGATGTCGCGGAACTGCATGGCAGTCGGCGGCTTCTCGCTGGGCAGGTATCGCAGCGCATAGGCGATGCTGTCGGGGCCAAAGCCTCCTAGGACATCGGCCCAATCCTGCTTCACGGCTGCAATGTCCAGTCCTTCGTACTGCCGCACGAACGCCACGCCGTAGCGCACCGTCAACTTGGCAAAAATGCGCTCAACCCACGATGCGGGCAGTGACATCGACGATCTCCTTCGGTTGCGTTGAGGGTTTGGCTGCAGCTGGGCCTGCGAACTCGGCCATGCGCGCTTGCTGCTCTGCTTTCCATGCCGGTACAGCGCCAGCGACTACACGAAGCGGCGGCGATCCGCGCTCCTCTCTGACCCAGTTGCGCCACGTGGCAAGCCAGTCCAGCTTCCGGCCGGCTGCGCCAGGCTTTGCCGCCCAGTAGTCGCGGAACTTGCTGGCCGTGACGGAAGGGTCCAAATCTGGGCGCTCGTCTTTGGCCCATGACGCCCACTCGTCAGGAAGGCACCAGTCGGAGGGTAGGCGCGCTCCGCGCTGCCTCTCTCCTTTCATACCTTCTGTATTTATCTTCTCTTCTCTTCTCTTCTCTTCTCTAGCTAACGCTGATGTAACGCTCCCTCTAGCTAACGCTCCCGTAACGTCATATGCGTTACTTGGTGGATCTGGTTGCGTTTCATCTGCGTTACATGCTCTAAACTTTGCGACTCTTTTCGCGGTTTGAGCGCGTTTCTTTGCTGATTCGCCGTTGTGGTCGTCAAAGTTTTTCAGTCGGATTCCATCGGATGACTCAGAAATCCAGCCGATTCCGACAAGCGCAGAGGCAAAACCTTTAACACCTGTCTTCCGGTCGATCTGAGCCAACGAAAGCCCAGGCATGCAGCCGTCTTCCGTGTGCTGGTCTGCGGTTGACCAGAGCCAGTACAGGGCACCGATTGCCGTTGCCTCTGTGCAATCGGTCATGTCGCAGATGCGGCCGACGCGGGGGTCGTCCCAAAGATTGCTGCGCATCTTGATCCAGTCGCCACTCATGCCGCCCTCCTGTCGTACTCGTCCGCTGCATTCCAGTCCGGGCGCTCGGTTGACCACTTCTCCCAATCGCTAGGCCGAAGTTCTGGCCTGCATGGTTCAAACACGCCAGACAGCGAAACAAGTTGGAATTTCTCGCTTGGGAAGCAGGCGCAAAACCATCCGACCATGTGCTGCGCTTGATCTTTGCTTGAGTACCAACCATCGCGCCTTCCAGATCCCTCATGACGCACACCCCAGGCGCGAGGGGCTTCGGACTCAATAAAGGGTTGATTTACGCGAATCACTGCGTGCGCAATGTTGTGTTTGGGTGACTCTTGACGGATGGCCTGCCGCTCTGCTGACTCAGCCTCTTCTCTGGTCGGAAACCACTCAAAGGTGATCTTGCGGATCTGCTCGAACCAGAGCGCACCATGCTTGTGCTGCATGGTTCGTTGAATGCTGTGAAAACTGATGCCGACGTACAGCAGCCTGCCGGCTTGGTCAAAGTGCCGATAAAGAGCAGTCCTCATGCGCCCCCCTCAAACTCATCATCCCGAGCCAGCATCCACAGGAACTTCTCCATTGCTTCCCGGCTGTCGAAAGCCCGCCCTTCCGCGAACCACTGCCGGCCGCGAACATCGCCTATCGGCTTGTCCTTGACCTTCGCAGCCAGCGCAGCCATAGCAGCGACGAACGGATGCCCTTTGCACCAGGCCATCGGGTGAGAGGGGTTAGGGTTCATGGAGTACCCCACACCGTGCGCGCCCAGCTCGAGCACTCACGCGCACTGATGACGCTAGGGATGGGGTCGCCTGGGGCAACTTGATGGCGGGAAAATACAGGTGCGCTAGGGCAAATAGTGATTCGCGTCTCGCTAGTCACAACCGCTTCCCGAGGCACGGGCTTCGGTGCGGTGTACTTCTTTTCTTTCCAGTGCGGAGACACCGCGGCGAGCGCCTTGACCTTCTTAACGTGAGCCTTGCGGTACTCGCCAAGCTCAAGATTGCCTTCTGGGTTTGGGCAGTCCGGGGCCTTGTTGGCCGCCTGGAAAGCCGCCGCGGCATCTAGCGTGGCAAAGAACCGTGACCCGTACTTCCTGCCGGGCTCCTTGTGCAGCAATCCCGCCTGAACCATCCGATACAGCATCCGTCGAATGGCATGGATGCGAGCCCCGGTTGCCTTCATGGCCTGCTCTACTTGGCACCCGCCAGGATCTTTAGCCAGCTCAAGGATGATCGGCCGAGGGCCGGAAGCTGCACGGGATACGTGCCATGCGGTTGCGCTCATTTGGATGTGTCCTTAGGTTGCAGACAAGCGGCGCAGATCCAATCCTTGATGCCGCGATACATGAGTCGTTTGCGCCCCAATGCGCTGCGTTTTGTGTTGCAGCGGGGGCACAGGAATGCGATGTGGTGGCCCATGCCCACGGGCAGGTAGCGGACATCGGGGGTGCTGCGGGTGGTGTCACTCATGCGTCCCCCCGAAGAGGGATGATTACCTTAACAGCACCCTGCGAAGCTAGGGGGGTAGCACTCTGAGCGTGCGTTTCCGCACAGAAGTCTAGACTTCCTGCCCCGCACACTAGTGCCGGGGAAGAATCATCCGCAGAAACCTCGACGACCGAAAAAATAGCCGTGAACCGGCGGTTTTCGCATTGCCAGGTGCCGTTGACCATCTGCGCTGCGGGCGTCATGTCACCCTTGGTTTGCCTTGTATTTCGCTCGCAACCCGAGCAAATTCCAAGGGTTGCGCCCGTGATCCTTCGATAGCCTGGGCAGGTGGCCCGGTCGTCAAGGGTTGGCATGCTCATGCAAACAGGTCTGCGTTCTTCTGCGTGGCCGCAGCAAGGTTAGCAACGGACTGCTGAAAATAGCTTGCCTTCAATTCTGCACCGACAAACTTGCGGCCCATTTCTAGTGCGATGTAGCCCTCGCTGCCGATGCCCATGAACGGGGACAGCACCACATCGCCGGGATTGCTCCAAAGCATCACGCCGCGCCGGATGACATCAAGCTGCAGAGGGCAAATATGGCGCTCGTCGTCATGCTCTCTGGCACTCATGTACTGAAGGGTATCGCTGGCGTTGATATCCATCCAGACAGGAGATGCCACGCGCTGCCACAAGCTCACAGGAAACTCTTCATTCGTGTGCGTGACATGCTCTTCCACCTCGCCAAGCTTGCGCACCGTGATGAGGTAGTCAGGGATTCCCATCCGGGTCATCTCGCTACGCTCACGGATGCTCTTGTGCAGCAGTCCCAGCGCCTTGGTGCGGGTCATCGCTGTCACAGGGTCTTTCCAGATCGTCGTCTTGCTGTGGAAGACAAAACCGTGCCGCTGAAACGCACGCAGCAAGTCTCCGGGAAAGTCCTTTAAACCGATGTAGCCGTCACGCTCTTTGCTGGCTGGCATGTCCATGCAATGAAAGCTAATGTTCCGGCCAGGCTTGATGACGCGATGCAGTTCTGAGATCAGAAAGTCAAGATGCTCAAAGAACTCTTCATCGTTGCGCACGTTGCCCATGTCTCGCGGGCTGTTGCTGTAGGTGTATAGGCTGGCAAACGGAGGGGAAAAGATGCTGTATCCCACTGAGTTGTCTGGCAGTCCTTTAAGGACTTCCACGCAGTCTCCGTGATATGCGGCGTATTTGTCGGTGACGACTTGATCGATGCAGTTCATGAGTTCCCCAAGAATCCAGGCACCTTTACTCGGTGCGCTGCGTTGTGAATGTTTGTCTGCCGCGTGCTGCCAGTCACGGACTGCATCACGGCGTCTCTGGTTTCAGCGCTCAGGCTCTCGGCCATCTGTATGGCGTCTCTCTCTTTGCGCCGGAG